TGGAGGCCCTTGCCGCTGCCGATTGTGCCGCGCATGAGCCGCGCCATCGGCGTGGGCTGGTATTGCTGCGTGCTGTAGCGATAGGCGAATGCCAACGCTGCGTAGGTGCTGTCGAACAGCGGTTCTGATTCGACGCGTGCTGCTGCCTGGTTGTTCATGTTCTCGTTTCCTCCCGATGCGCCTTGCAGCGCTCGCCGACGCTCAGAGCGAGCGCACCTCGACAGCAGCTCGCGCGGCCTGGTCGTAGCGCTTGATCACGCGCACATCGCAGGCCTGCTTGTCGTCGCGCCACACGATCTCGTTGCAGGCATCGAAGATGCCCTTGATCACGTTGTCGACGTCCGGCTTCGAGGTCGGGTAGATCTCACCGGCGAGGGCGGCGCGTTGTTTCTTCTGGCTCCAGCTGGCGGGCGGCGTGACGTAGAGTGCGACTACGACGGAAACGGCGCCTTCGATCACCGCTCGCCCGTTCATGGCCTCCTGTGCCTTCACCTTGACCAGGTTCTCGTAGCTTGCCGTTTTCTCCGGCGTGTACGCCGTCACGAAGTTGCCGCGCCTCGCGAACTTCGGCCGTCCCTTGCCGACTGGCGTGCCGGGGATCACAAAAGCGATTGCTGCGTCACGTTCCATTGCCGTTTCGTTTCCTCGATGAGTTGCTGTGCCGCGGCTTCCCCGCGTTTCTTCTTCACGTCCGCGTAGTACGCCAAGCGCGTGACCCGATCCCAGTGCGCCACATGCCGCGCCTCGCTCTCCAGGCGATGCTGCTCCGTCCAGGTGCAGCTCGGGCTGTCGCATGGCTGGTGTCCGCACATTCACGCCCGGTCTCCGCGGTCGATCTTGGCCCGGCGCACCATGTCGTCGGTGACGCCGGCGGCTCGGTAGACGCGGGCCTTGAACGCCGGGAAGTTTTCGTCGCGCTGCTGGGTGATGCCGTGCTCGGAGGCCTTGGCCTCGATGCCCGACGCGGTCATGAACCATTCCTCCGCGGGCAGGGCAGGGAGCGATGCGATCGTCGCGGCGTCGCGCCTGCGCCCCTCTGCCGCCGCGAGGATCCACGCGAAGCCCTTCCCCTTGGTCTTCGCCTCTGGGCCGATCGATGCGATCTCGTCGACGGTCAGCCCGTCCTCGAGCAGCCTGAGCAGCTTCGGGTGCTGCGGGCTGACGCCCTGGATTCCCTCTGCCATCAAGCGCGCGCATACGGCGACAGCAGGCGTGTCACGCGTTGAAGTACCGTTAGCGCTCGCTATAGGGTTTTTAATTGGTGACTGGTGACTGGTGTCTGGTGTCTGGTGTGCCGTATCGTCACGCGCGACAACTGCGTGACGTGATGCGCCTGTCGCGCGTGATTCTCGTTCTTCGAGCATGCGTTCAAGCTCGGCTGTCGTTGTCTTGAAGTGCGGCACGTGTCCGAGTTCGCGCAGCCGATCGAACAGCTCAGCGCGGCGCTCTCTGGCACGCCGTTGACGCGAAGCGGCGTCCGCCTTCTTCTTCTCGCGCTCAGGCTCCTTCGCCAGATAGCGCTCGATCTCCGCGTCGATCCGTTTCTGTCGATACACGCCGTCCTCGAGCGAGAAGAATTCCCCAAGCACCGAATCGACCGCCGCGCGCTCTTCCTTGCTTCGTGCCCGAGCTACGCGGTACACGTCGCCGAGGGGAATGGGCGCCTCTGTGGCGTAGTACCGGTCCAGGAGCAGGGTGTACACGCCGTGCTCGAGTAGGCTGAGGTGGCCGGTGTCGCGCGCGTAGTCGCCTAGATGTCGCTCGTAGTAGTTCATGCGCAGAGTCCGTAGGCTGAAGCGCAGGCCATCGGCTCGGACACGTGCGCGAGAAGGTCGTACTGCCGACCGCCCCTACTCGTCTTGGCCCACTCGATTACCTCGTCGATCTTGCTGCGCGAGAAGATGGTGGCCGGCGAGCCGGTGAGGCCATCCGTCTTGTGGAAGAAGGTCGAGAATCCACGTTTGCTGCACTGGCTGACGACGCGCTCCCATTCGCCGATGCGCACCAGGTGGTCGGGGAAGCGCACCGAGATTTCGCGTACTTCATCCTTGCGCGCGTTGATGCACGGCATGCAACCGACTCGGTTCATGCCCTGGCGATATAGAGGATTCGGCTGGATTCCTAGCTGTGCGGAATAGTCGAAGCACTCGAGCTTGTTCCACGCGACCACTGGACGGAATGCCCAAATGTTCGGCCCGATGCGTTCGATCTTCCTCGCGTTGCGCCGGTTATGGCTCTCATCACGGCGGACACCCTGCCAGCTGATGACGTTATAGCCGGCGTCGATCAGGTCGATCTGGAAAGCGACGGCCATATCCCGCTTCAGACGCTCCGTGCAGAACTGCGCCTTTCGGCTGGGGAATCTCCCCTTGAGCATGCACAGGTCCAAGAATGGATTCGCGCTCGGATGCAGCGCAGCGAGAGCGCGTCGCTTAGCCTTATTGCTCCACCGCAGGCGACGCCCTCCGCCTACCTTCTTCGTTTTCTGGACGGCTTCGTCGATCTCGACTCCGTCTCGCTTCACCTTGCGCGTCACGATGTTGCCGTGGCCGTCTCGCTTCGGTACCGGATTGCCTTCGGAGTCGAAGACCAGCACCGTGTCGTACTCGCGGCCGGCGCGCTGATCCCGGGCGATGAACATGCGCTTGCGCGGGAACTCGTCAGCGAAGTCAGCCTTCAGCCGGACGACTTGAATGTCGAGGGCCTGTTCAAGGTAGGCGAGATGATCGTAGACAGCCTGATGCTCGTTTCCTGTATCGCAGAAGATCGGGATCACGGAGTCGCGTGGGCAGCGCTCCAACGCGATATTCAGCGTCGTGTCGCTGTCGATTCCGCTTGAGATGCTGACGACGTGCTTGGTCGGCCTCATTGAAATAGCTCCCCCTGACCCCGCGGCGGCAGCTTCACCGGCCGCACCGTGATGCCTGAGCGCTTGTCCTTCCGACGCGGCGCCTCGACCAGCTCGTGCGTCTCATACAGCGCCTCGTTGACGCGCGCCGACACAGTGGATTTCTCCAGGCCGAGCGCATGCGCAAGCTCGCCGATGCTCCAGTCGCCACCACACTGCTTGATGAACTCGAGGACGCGTCTCCGCTGCTGCGCTGACTGGCCGCGGTGCGAGTGATAGGCGTCGATCGAGGTCGTTTGAGCTGAGGTACGCATCGGATCACCCCTGAGGAAAATCATCCATGTCGAGCAGCACGCGAAAGATCGCGACGAGCGTCAGACACACGACCGCCATCGCTGTGTCGCAGAGCACTTTCATGCCGGCTTGCAGTAGATCTGGAAGGTGAGTGCCAGCAACTCTTCCACCGTTCTGTGGATGTGCTGGCCTACGTCGGTCAGATCGGCCCGTTCACGTTTGTCGATTTCGCCGTCATCGACGGAGGCCTTGAACTTGATCGACAGATCGCCGAGCTCCGCATAGAGCTCGTTGAACTTGGCCAGAAGCTCATCGCGGTCTTGGTTGGAGCGCTCGGGGAACTTCATGAACACGCCGCCGGACGTTTGGGCGACAGCCTCCGCAAAGTGGGTCGAGCCTGAGAACTGCTGCATCTGCAGCGCGGTCTCGACCAGGATCGATTGCCCCTTGCGCTCGTAGATGCGGTTCTCCAGCGCGTCTCTCGACATGCCGAGGGCGGCGGACATCGCGTCCCAGCCGCCCGGGTATTCCCTGATCATCGCCAGGTAGGATTTCCTGATTTCCACAACTCTCCCTTTCGTTCTGTGGTTTTGTGGGGGGTAGGAGCCCGCTACAGTCGGGCCATGAAAACGAATGCCTCACCGCTAGTCGCTACTGCGACGGTCCTCTTGGCGCCGATCGCCGTCGCGCGGCTCGCCGAGCTCACCGAAGGACGCGTCGGGGTCCCTGCGGTCGTCTTGGCGGCGGTCGAGGCCAGCGCGCGGTTCGCCGAATTCGCCGAGCGAGCCGCCTTGAGTCCGGCGTATGGCTTTGTGCTCGCTGGTGCTGAGTTCGGGCCAGATCAGTTGCCAGTCGAGTGGACGAAGGTCCCTGCGCGAAATCTTTCCGTCGGTGGCCTTCTCGATCGCAACGCAGATTTCAGCGCCGAGCCTTTGCTTCGCGCTCACGGCCTTCCGGAGGTAGGCGACCGTCGTTCCGGTCGCCGATTCGAACCGGTGGCGTTCCTCGTGGCTGAGACTGTTGAGGTAGGCGAGGAGCTTTTTCACAGTGGGGGGATCCGTACATGAGGTTGGCGTCACAATACCAAACGGTAATGGCCGTAGCAATACCTTCTGGTGTTTTACTTTCGGGTAATCTCCAAGGAAACTGCGCGCCCATGGCGACCACCTCAAACAGCGAGATCGTTTCCCGCAGGCGGAAGCGGCTGAAGGATTGGATTGATCGGCACCACGAAGGCCTTCAGGCAGGGTTCGTCGAGCGCACCGGGATCAACCAGGGCGAACTGTCGGGCCTGCTGAAGTCGAAATCCTTCGGCGAGAAGAAAGCCCGCTCGCTGGAAAAGCTGGCGGGCATGCCGGCGTACTGGTTGGACTCTGACGAGCCGGCGGGCGCGAACGTGTCGCCTACGCAGATCGGCACGCGCCGCATCCCCTTGATCAGCTACGTCCAGGCCGGGCACATGACCGAGGCGGTCGACAGCTATCCGGTCGGCGCCGGCGCGGAATGGATACTCACCGACCTCGAGCTCTCGCCTACCGCGTTCGCGCTGAAGATCAAGGGCGACTCGATGCTGCCCGAGTTCCGGGAAGGCGACACGGTCATCATCGACCCGGCCGTGCAGCCCCTCCCGGGCGATTTCGTCGTTGCCAAGAACGGCGACCATGAAGCTACGTTCAAGAAATACAGGCCTCGTGGCCACAATGACCGCGGCGATACGGTTTTCGAGCTCGTGCCGCTCAACGAGGACTACGCGTCGACTCGGTCTGACATCACCCCAGTCAGGATCATCGGCACGATGGTCGAGCACCGCCGGTACCGGAAGCGATGAGCGTGAAGGCCTATGCCTCCGGCCTTGCGGCGCTGCTCCTGGCGGCAATCTCAAACCCCTCTGCAGCTGAGCAAGCATGCCGAGTCGTAGGCATCGCCGACGGTGACACGATGACAGTTCTGTGCGAAGGCAACGAACAGGTGAAGATCCGTATCGCCGAGATTGACGCGCCCGAGAAGAAGCAGCCGTTCGGCACCCGCTCGAAACAGTCGCTCTCAGACCTCTGCTTCGGCAAGCAGGCCGAGGTGTTCCCCGAAAAGACAGACCGCTACGGACGCACGATCGCGCGCGTGAAGTGCGAGGGGCAGGATGCGAGTGTGCACCAAGTGCAGGCTGGAATGGCGTGGGTCTATGAGCGCTACGCCACCGACCGGAGCCTCTTCACGCTACAGAATCTTGCGAGATCGAAGAGGCTGGGGCTCTGGGCTGACGCGGGAGCACTCCCACCATGGAGCTGGCGGCGAGGTGATAGGTAAAAAATTTTCCCAAATATTGCGTATATTGTGCGATAAATGCGGAAATTTTCCATCGGAGCCAGTATATGTTGCTCGAGTTCAGGGTACGGAACTACAAGTCGATCCGCGACGAGCAAACACTCAGTTTGGCAGCCAGCCGTGACGATGAGCTTGCCGAGACCCATCTAGCAGATACGGGACTGAAGTCCCTCCCGAAGGCTGTTCGGTCAGCAGTTGTCTATGGTCCCAATGCCAGCGGAAAGTCGACGCTGCTCTTCGCGCTGCACTACATGAGGGCAGTAGTCGCAGAGTCAGCAACGGTGATTCAACCTGGACAGACATACAACGTCCAGCCGTTCCGGCTTGATCCAGCATGCGCGGACTCGCCCAGCGAGTTCGAAATGACGTTTGTGATCGGGGGCGTGCGGCATCAGTACGCGTTTGCAATGACGTCCAAGCGCATCGTCAGTGAGTCACTCCTCATTTACCGAACGAGCAAGCCAACTAAATGGTTCAGTCGAAGGTTGGCCGAGGACGGGGAGAGCTACGAGTACGAATTCAGCGCCTATCTCAGCGGACAGCGTAAGCTGTGGCAAGAAAGCACCCGCCAGAACGCTCTTTTTCTTTCTACAGCGGCCCAGCTGAACAGTGAATTACTCGGACCTATCTTTCGCTGGATTGTTGAAGCCATTGTCTATCTGCCTGCCGGCGTTAATCCAAGTCACGAATTTACGACGGCAATGCTTTCCACTGAGGAAGGTCGGAGCAATGTTCGTGAGTTTCTTTCGGCGGCGGATGTCTCGATCGCTGATGTAGAGGCTGTCGCTCGTAAAGGTTTTCGAAATCAAGTTGTTTTTCGCTCGGGTGGCGTCGCACAAGCCACACAGGAAGAGAGCGAATTTCTAGTGCCGGTCTTCGAGCACCGGAGCTCCAAAGGAAGCGCAAAATTTGAACTGCAGGACGAGTCGGAAGGGACGCAACGGCTTTATGGTCTGGCCGCCCCGGTGCTAGACGTGCTCGCTCACGGGCGCATCCTTGTAGTTGATGAGTTGGATAGTAGTCTCCACCCACTTCTGGTCCGTCGTGTGATTTCCATGTTTCACAGTTCGCTGAACAGCAAAGGGGCACAGCTCATCGTTAGTACTCACGACACCTCACTGCTGCAGCACGGCGTGTTTAGACGTGATCAGATCTGGTTCACAGAGAAAGACAGTGATCAATCGACGTGCCTATATCCCCTCACTGACTTTAGTCCTCGAAAGCATGAGGCTTGGGAGCGAGGTTATCTCGGCGGTCGCTACGGTGCGGTTCCGTTCTTTGGGGAGCCCCCAGGACAGGTGCTGATCGATGAGAAAAACGGGTAAGGCTGTATGGGGAAGGATAACCAGCCAAAACACCGCCAGAAAGCCCGTGATCTGAGCCGCCGATCAGCCACTCGACAGCCGCGCAAGCGCCTCCTGATCGTTTGCGAGGGGGAAAAAACGGAGCCTCAGTACCTAGAAGAGATTCGCCGGGAGAAGCGGCTATCAACGGCCCACGTTCTGGTGCAGCAAGGAGGTCTGGGGACGGCCCCTCTTCAGGTCGCTCAATTTGCGAAGCAACTATTCGAGAATGGGGACGTTGCGAGGCGAATCGAACGACGCGCTTTTGATCACGTTTTTGTCGTTTTCGATCGTGATCGACACGAGTCCTACGAGCAGGCATTGGATGCCCTTGAACGAATGAATATGCGCTTACGCAATGATGCGGGACAACCTGTGCCAGTTGATGCGGTCGTCTCCGTTCCTTGTTTCGAGCTCTGGTTGCTACTTCATTTCCAAGACGTTCGAGCCTCCCTGGACTGTAGTGAGGCGTGCAGACGCGTGAAGCAACACGTGGCCAACTACGAAAAAGGTAGGGGTGGTTACTGGGCGCAAACAAAAGACCGCTTGGCGACAGCGTTGGAACGCGCCCAACAATTGGAGGGACAGGGCCGGGCGCGTGACGACTCGCAGCCATACACGGCCGTGGGTACTCTGGTGAACCACCTTCTTGAGGTTTAAGTAAGGTGCGTCTGGATCGGGAGAGGACGGAGGATGTGCAGAAGGTCCTGGTTACTGCCTTGCCATATATCGTCGGACCGCCAAATTCCGGCAGAAGGGGAAACAATATGCGTTCACACCTGCTTGCACTGACCTTGCTCGTTGTTCCGACTGCTGCGAGCGCGGTTGAGTACCTGACTGAGGTCACGAGCGACGTACATCAGGCCGAAGGTCTGACCGTTCAACAGATCGTCGAGCGCGGCGCCCAGTGCATTAAGTCGACGAGCGGTAACGCGGCCGACAACGTGCTGCCCGCGGTCGACGGCGACAGCGCATACGCCGTCGTGCAAACCGAGTACACCTACGGCATTCTCACCCGCGGCCAAGCGCGCTCGCGCCTTGCCGTCCTCGCGCGCGACCAGCGGTTCCGCGTCACCCACACCGACATCGAAGGCGACCAGCGCAACCCATTCACCGGGAAGCCCATGCAGATCCATAAAACACCTGGCGGAGGGGCGAAGCAGGCCGAAGCCGCTATGGTCGCGCGTTCTGAGGCCCTAGCAGCCTGCATCGTGAAGACGCCCGAAGTAGCGGGCGGCGACTGGTAACGCGTATCGCCTAGCCGGCTGACCGGCCGCCATTGAAGCCCGCCCTGCGCGGGCTTTTTTTGCACCACAAGATTACCAAAGGGTATTTACAGGCCAAATACCAAATGGTAATGTTCTCTCCGTGCCACGAATCAACGTGCGCGACGATGGGGGAGCGAAATGGCAGAGGCATATATCAACGAACAACGCCAGGCCCGGCTTTTTGCTGCGGACTTCTTGGCGGCGAATCCGCAGTGTCACATCGCAGTGGTGGCGCACGCCGGCGTCCGAGTGACTCTCGACCGCTGCGGCAATGAGAGCGTCGACCGCGTGTGCACCGACTGCGCGCACGACATCCCGGGAAACTGCGCCGCCAGCGTGTTGGGCGGGGACGGCTACATGCACTTCCCGGAAGAGCCTTGCTACCAGGCAAAGGAGGCAGCGTGAACAGCTTCGGGATCCGGAACGAATTGAAGGCGCACGCCGCGCGCGGACGGGCGGAGAAGGCGGAGCGCGCAGATGCGATCGTTGCCGCGGTCAGCCTGTTCGTCGTGGCCGTCTATGCGGTTGCGGCTTACCTCGACCAAGCAGGGGCCTTCTGATGAACGCACCAGAAACCATCATCGCACCCTCGCTCACTGTCCGCGCCAGTTCCTGGGCCGGCCTCTTCGACTGTGCCTACAGGTGGGAGGGCGTCCACCTCCTGAAGATGCGCAACGTCGTGGGTCTGCGCGCGGCGCTCGGTACCGCGATTCACGCCGGCACGGCCGCCTTCGATTCCTCGCGCATCACCGGCGCCGGCCTGACGGTAGACGACGCCGCCGGTGTGGTGGTCGACAAGCTGCGCGACCCTGAGAACGAATTCGACCCAGCGCGCGACGACCTCAGCGTGAACGACGCAGAGCGCATCGGCATCGCGCTCACTGCCAAGTACTGCACCGAATGGAGCCCGCGCTTCGAGTTCGCCGCGGTCGAGATGGAAACCAAGCCGCTCGACATCAACTGTGGCGGCGGCGTGATCGTGCGCCTGACCGGCACCATGGACCGCGCGCGCATCCGCAAGGGCTCGCAGGGCGTCGGCATCGCCGACCTGAAAAGCGGCTCGGCAGCGGTGCAGAAGGGCGCGGCGGTCACCAAAGGCCACGGCGCGCAGATCGGCACCTATGAGCTGCTCTACGAGCACACCACCGGCCAGCCGATCACCGATGCCGCAGAGATCATCGGCCTCAAGACAAAGGGCACGCCAGAGATCGCCACTGGAACGATTTTCAACGCCAAGCGCGTGATGGTCGGCACCGACGACCAGCCTGGCTTGATCGAGTTCGCCGCCGAGATGTTCAAGAGCGGCCGCTTCTATCCCAACCCCAAGTCGCTGCTCTGCTCGGACAAGTACTGCCCGCGCCACGCGACGTGCCCCTTCCACTACTGACACAGAGGAGATCACACAGTCATGAACGCACCAACCAACCTACGCGACCTCAAGAAAACGGCCGTCAGCGTCGCGGCCGACGCCGGCATCGGCAACGTCAAGGCCTTCTTCGAAAGCCAGAAGTCGACGCTCGCCGCAGTCCTGCCGAAGCACGTCGGCGCCGACCGCATGCTGAAGATCGCGCTCGGCGCACTGCGCACTACGCCCAAGCTCATGCAGGCCCGGA